CGTCCTCACGGACGCGGCCCGGTTTGGTAGCTTAGAGATGAGCTAACAATCTCACAGGAAGGTGACGCGCACCTCTCACAAAGAGCGATGGCACTCCTGAATTCACACACTATACCCCTTAGTCAGCCGTTTCCGACAGGACTAGAGCAGCCCTCAACCTGAGAGTTACACCAGCTTCCACGACGGATGTGAATTTAACAACACACCCTTTCAAAATGAACAATCAAAGAATTAAACAACAGTTAAGTTGGTTACTTCCCCAATTTCCTTTTGATCGTAGAGCTAAATACAAGAACCTCATCGAGTACTGGGTTAACTACCTGGATCTACAATGTAGATGCAGGGGGTCGGTAGACGCGATTAAGATAGCAAAAGCTATACGAAATCACGTAACCAAGTATCTCGCTGGGGAACCTATACATTTTTCGATTCACCCCTCTCTAGGCCTGAACAAGTCCGGGATCCCGAAGGTTCTCGGACCGGTCCAGAGCCTATTGAAGGGAGACGTGAATGATCTGCGATTTCTCATGACTCTACTTGTAGTGTCACGTGAAATACCCGGGTGGAACCCTGTTGATTACCTTCCGATCTCATCTCCTCCAAAAGTGGAGATTGATCTGAAGTTAATTGACGAGATTGCCTCCCGAGTTGCACCTCATTCTCACTCAATCCTTACTGATTTTGAGGACTACCATGTTACTACCAAGAACGGCCCTAACGGGCTCGCTCTCGATACTAGCATAGTCGACCTTAAAATCCTACCCGAGTCTGGTATCGCCAAAGCCATAACAACTCTAGGGGGGCAACCCCTTAAAGATGCTATGAATGAGACGTTTTCCATTCTCGATACTATCCCCGTTATACCTTTAGGTAAAGTCAGAAAGTTACCAACTTTAAGACGCCTATCGGTGAAACCGGATAAGGAAGGAAAGAGCCGAGTGTTCGCTATCCTTGACTACTGGTCTCAATCTGCCTTGCGCCCTCTCCACTCTGGATTACTCCGAGTGTTGAGAACGTTTACGGCGGACTGTACCTTTGATCAAGGGTCGCGACTAGGTAAGGTGATCCCGAGGCCAAATTTCTATTCCATAGACTTAACAAACGCGACCGATCGATTTCCGATCGATTTGCAAGTTAAGACCCTGGAGTATTTAATTGGTCCGGAGAAAGCCTTAGCATGGAAGCAAATTATGGTCCAGTTACCGTTCGACTCATCTGTTGGTCCTGTGGCATATGCCACTGGTCAACCGATGGGAGCGTACAGTTCCTGGCCTGCCTTTGCCCTATGTCACCATCTCGTTATCCAAGAATCCGCAGCTCGAGCTGGACTTAATCTTCCATACTCGAACTACATGCTTCTTGGAGACGATGTGGTCCTAGGGGACGAGGAAGTAGTAAAACACTACTTACTCATCCTCTCAAGGTTGGGAGTGGAAACATCCCCTCACAAAACTCATACAAGTAAACACATGTATGAATTCGCGAAGAGATGGATCCACAATAGTGTGGAAATTACCGGAGTGCCTCTATCATCATTGGCAGAATTCCAAGGACCTTCATCGGTCCTGAGTTTTCTATCAACGATAGAGAGGAACTGGCACCTTCCATACCAAACATATTCCCGATCTGACTTAGCTCGATTACTTCGCGCTTTAGACCCGATTCCGAAAGACCTTCGACTTACCGTCGAACGAATTTGGGAATCGAGACTTTTACCCACAGGACCTATAGATCGCCCCCATAACTGGGAGCAGAACTGGAGGACATACCAAGTGCTCTGTAAAGAGTACATGGGATGTACGGTTGGTTATGACAAGATTTTACTTGCCTTAAACCAATTCATTCCTATGGCTAAGATTAAAGCTGCCACTGTAGCTGTCAAAGACACGGTTCGAGATACGGTCAAATATAGAAATCTTCTTATTCGACACGTAGCCTCACAACCGGAGTTTGACAAGGGATTGTTATCAGATCTCCCTAGTTTACTATCTAGGTTACCAGTACTAGCGAGTGCAATGGCTTACGCCAGAAACGCCCAACTAGTGCTAGATAAGATGGAAGACTCTATCGCGACAGGTACGGAAGAAGAAATTCTTCTTTCTCCACCGGTGATAGGGTTCAACCCTCTCAAACTAGATAGTAAAAATCGAAGTAGTGTACTCTATTATGTCCATTCTAAAGTGCCAAAGGTACTGAAGGATATAGTAAGAGAGTATTTAGCCGCGCGATCACAAGCCCTTTCACAAGGGGAAGTGACTGGCAGAGGCTTACGACCTCAATGGGAACATACAAGTAAGGTTGGACGACTCCATAAACAAGGAGCCATCTAACCTCTTGGGCAGTTCCCCGGGCCCCGACAGCAATGTCGG